GGCGCACTAATCGTTGCACCAAAAGGTGTTTACAAAAACTGGATAGCACAAGAGATACCAACACATTTACCTGACCATATACAATGTCGAACGTTTCAATGGGTTGCTCCATCATCACGAACCAAAGAAGATCAAGAACTGTTGAGTCAATTGTATCAAGACACACGTGATCCGTCGTTGACTTTGTTTGTCATGAACATCGAAGCGTTCTCTTCTAAACCTGGACTTGAAGAAGCCACTAAGTTTTTATCTGCATATCGTGCGATGATGGCAATCGATGAAAGCACAACAATAAAAACACCATCTGCTAAACGAACCAAAAATGTCATAGCAGTCAGTCGTTATGCGTATTACAAACGAATCATGACCGGCAGTCCTGTCACCAAAAGCCCTCTTGACTTGTATTCACAGTGTGAGTTTTTAGATCCTGACTTACTGGGTCACAGCTCGTACTATACGTTTCGTGCACGCTATGCGAATATGCAAACAATTAACGTTGGCGGTCGTTCGGTAAGCATTGTCAGACCAAACAACAGCTATCGTAATCTTGGTGAGCTGTCAGATACCGTTGGTCGTTTTTCGTATAGAATACTCAAAGAAGATTGTTTGGATTTACCAGACAAGGTATTTGAAAAACGAATTGTTGAGCTGACCAAAGAACAAAAGAAAGCATACGACATGATGCGAACAATTGCACTTGCCGAACTTGACGGCAAAGTTTGTTCGACCGTGAATGTGTTGACACAGTTGCTTCGATTGCATCAGATAACTTGTGGCCATTTTAAGGCAGATGATGGCACAATTAAGCACTTAAAAAACAATCGACTTGATGAATTGATGGCACTTTTAGAAGAAACAGAGGGCAAGGTTATAATCTGGGCAAACTATGTCGAGGATATAAAAAATATAGTCGCGACTCTGAAAAAAACGCACGGAGAGGCCTCTACAGTCGAATATCACGGGTCAGTAGACCAAAGGGTTCGCCAGAAGCAGATTGCTCTGTTTCAAGAGAAAAACGGCCCTGCGCGCTATTTCGTTGGAAACCCACAGACGGGTGGCTATGGAATCACGCTCACAGCTGCAAACACGGTAGTATACTACTCTAACAACTATGACCTTGAAAAAAGACTGCAGTCCGAAGACCGAGCACACAGAATAGGGCAGACAAATAAGGTCACCTATGTTGACCTGATATGTGAAAAGACTGTTGATGAAAAAATTGTAAAGGCGTTGCGTAATAAAATTAATGTGGCGAATGAAATACTCGGGGAAGATTTGAAGAGTTGGATCTAAAGTATCTCTGCGATAAAATAGATAATACCAAGAATAATAGATATGGCTGCAAACGATGCTGCAGCACCCATAAACCATGTCATCATTTGGCGTAGTTCGAATGTGTGTTTGTTGATGCGTTCTTGGTGATTGTTTAAGTTGTCCAACTTCTCTTCAAATATTTTATAACGAAGCTCGCACTCTTTTAGATGAGCCTCAAGCGCGTACTTTGTGTTATCGTCCGTCATGCTGACCCTCTGTTTCGTTGTCTTATAGCTAGTTCAGTCGGAGATAGCAAGGCAGTTTCTGTAGGCGTCACTCCTTGTGTTGTCCCCGTGGCCACAGGCGGTGCCACCTGAGGTGTTGCTGCAGTTGCCTGTGGTTGGGTTATTGGAAACTGAGGCACAGTTGTTTGCGTAACTGGTTGTTGAACAGGTGTTGCCGAAGATAAATCTATATCATCTATAGACTGTAAAAAATCATCAAAATTAAATTCCGTGTCGGGCATTTGTCCTGTTTTAATTATTTGAATAAAGTCTTCCAAAGATGTGTCTAAAGAAAGACCGTCAAGTTTGTCCGCTAAATCTTCTATTCTGTCAAAATCTATAATATCCTCAATGTCTTTTCCTAAATCTTCAGCTTTATTATTTAAATTGGTGTCATCATAATCAATAAATCTTGGATTAAATTCGTTATCCATTGCTCGTTCTAAACTTGTGCCCAAGTTAGGCCTTCTTATTTGTTCTAAAATAGTATCTTCATCAACGCCCAATACCATAAAATCATCAATAATTTTTTTTAATTTTTTAGATTGAATAAAATGAGAGACCAATTCTTTTTTGTATGTGTCAAAACTAAGTTGTTTAGTTGGATTTATTGCACCGTTAATAGTTTTGTTAAATCCGCTTTTTCCAATCCCCATATTTCTACTGACTTTACTCATTGTGTATCCATAAGATTTTTTAGGATTAAATTCAGATGTAGAAAATCCAGCAAACCATTTTAAAAGTTGTTGATTTAAGTTTCTTGGTTTGCCCGATGCCTCCAGTTCTTTGTTTAACGCCTGTGTAGTATCTTCAATTTGTGTAAATGTTGTAGGCCTTGCTTTTTCCCAAAAATAAGAAAAACTTTTATTTAAAACTTCCTCTAAATTATCAAAATCTGGATCATAAATAGTGCTACCACTTCTCTTTCTGTTAAGTGCTATTTCTCCAAGAATCTCATAAACTATTGGCACATCCATCAGCGGACCAAACAAATGATCGATTACTCCTGGATCTCTGTCTTCTCCTAAAGGAGACAAAATAGTGCCGCCGAAAATTCTCATTTTTAGTCTTTTAAAAAAAGCTTCCTCTGTTCTTTCTTTAAATAAATCATCAAAGGCGGCTATAAAAGCATAGTGAGGAAACACGGTTTGTAAATTATTAATCCAAAAATTTCCGTCCTCATCTGGAGCACTTAAAGGTATGACACCTGTTTTTGCATAAGGCGGAGCAGCAGAATCTTTGTACGCCTGCATCATTTCTTCCGAGACTCCAGTCCCTTTCATTGCCATGGCTGTGACCGCGGCGGGAGCGCCCATCACCGTTCCTAGCCCTAACATTCGACGCCATCCCATGTAACGCACAGCCTCTTGAACTGCTTTATCAGGATGAACAAAATTAATTTCTCTTCTTAAATACAACATGTTTTGAGAAACACTTCTCAACATTTCAGAGGCAAATGACACGAAGTTTCCAAGAAAAGGAAAATTTCTAATTTCTTGTGTTATGTATGGGACACGACTGTATGTTGGAAAAGAGGCGTTGATCATTTCGGCAGAAGTTTCATTAACTATTTCTAAAATACTTTTTTCTTTGCCAGCTGCATCTAAAGGGTCAAAACGTCTTTTAAAAACTTGACTGTAGTAAGCTTCAGCAACTTCTCTGTTTTTTAATATTGGTTTGTATATGCTTTGTAACGCGTGATATCCGTAGATTCTCCAAATATAATCACCAGCTTGGTACACATCAATTAATTTTTTTGTAACCACATTGTTAAAAAATTTTTGTGTTAGTTTTGCCGTTGTGTCTAACGTTCCGCTTCCTATTTCAGCCAAGAGTGTTTGTAATTCTCCAACCGTGGCTGATTGGTCTGTGATGCCTCGTTTTGCATAATCTTCAACCAATTCTACAAAATCGTTGGAGTTCATTTTACTTTTACCAACTATGTCTCTTAAAACATATTGAAAAGCTGTTGTCATGTCTGTGCCAGCGCCAATCAAACCCATGATCATTGGAAATGTAGACGCTGTTGTAAAGTTACGAATAATTGTTTGCTGACTACCCACGGTCTTACCAGCTGAAATGAGTGTTTTTGGAAACAAAGCAAGGCGCATAAATTCAAATTTATTTAACGTGTCAACAAACACTCCGTCATCATACAGTGCTTTTGCAAAGCTAGGTGTTGTAAAATATTCTCCAATTTCTTGTCCTATAGGTAAACGACTATTTTGCCTAACGATAATTCTTTCCAAAGGCGTTCCCACTATGCCAGGAAAAAATTTATTAAAATTATTAACCGCTTGTTCAATACTTGGACCTTTAAACATAAAAGGCTTTTGACCTGCTGCTATCATGTCATCATTTAACTGAATAAGTTTTGTATGAAAATTTGATTGTTGCACTAAATTAGCAAACTCATTAACTGTGCTCATGATCATACTTCTAGGGTCTGTTTCTTTGCCTAATAATTTTTGCATCATTTGTGGCATTGTTTCTCCAGGGTTTAAAAGTGGGGCGTCTGGAGCAAAATCTTTTAATTTATTAGTAATTGTTTCTTCAAGAGTTCTTGGACTAAAATTACCAGCTCGAGCCTCTTTTACAATGTCAGTAATAACTTGTTTTGATTGACTCAGTGTCATGCCCGTGCCTTCAGCCGTTTCATGAAACCACTTTGCCGCTTCGTCAACAATTTCTCTGTTTGGTTTAAATTTTTCTCTGCTTCTCAACACAGCATACGATTGAGTAAGATAACTTTTTACATCGTCATAAAAAGAATTCATAGTTTGTTCAGTGCCATCAAGTAGTCTAGGAGCTATTGCTGAACTTTCTTTTTTTAAATTTTGAATAGTATTATAGACAGTTTGAATATTGTTTCTCATTTCTTTTGTTGGAAACAATGTTTTATTTTGAGCAAAATACCCTGGTTTATTTTTAATAACTTTTACAATATTATCATATAGCATCTCTCTTCTAAGTGAGTTGTTCAACTGACCATATTGATTTACATCATCTCCTAATTTGTATACAGCGCGTTCTAACTCGTCCAGCGCTGCACTTACTTTTTTGTTTTTACCTCTCACGTTTAAAAGAAATTCACGTGACGCCACCTTACTTTCAGGAGTAAATCGACCCGTGCTACTTAAATATTCTAAGGTTCTGGCTGTTGCGCCTTTAAATTGTTCTTTTAAATTTGATGATGTCCAGTCATACATTCTCCAATCTTGAAATTTTGGAAACATATTTTTAGATGCATTATCAAACCAAGTCCCTAGTTTTTCACCTGGTTTTGTTTTGGAAATTATTTTTCCTGTGCCGTCCACTGCCCATTTCATTCCGTCGTATCCCTTTTGCAACATTAAAGCATATAAATTTAAATTTGCATTAAGGCCTTTAACTGCAGCTCCTCCTACATAATACAACGGATAACCAACAGCATATTTTAAAGCTGGAGGTATTGCTGTTCCAAACAATCCTGTAAGTGTGCCTTCGTTTAAACCAATTCTAAGTCTGTTTCGTATTGCAGCCGCTGCCTTTTCAGAACCGTAAAGATTGGCTTCTTCTTCTAATCTTGTTACTTTTCTAGTTCCCTCCATGCCAGGAACAAAACCCAACATGTTTCCAATATCATCAAGCGCATAAGCCGGCACATCTTTTTCGTCAGATGTAAATAAATATGCAGCTGGTATGCCTGGTATTGCCCAATAACCAAACTTAGCACCAACATTTGATATTTTGCCCATCGTGCCTGTTCGCCCCAAGTTAGCTAATTTTTGATAACCTTTTATTTTACCAAATAAGTTTACAGCCTTTGCGTAAGGTATACCATACTGTGTTGTAAATCTTGCAAAATCAGCAACACCGTTTCCTTCTAAATTAATTGTTGACCAGTTTTCTTCTATATCTGTTAAAAAATTTGTATCCAAGCCTAAATCAGCAAATTCTGCAAGAGTGGTGGCCACACCTTTCGTTGCTCGACTGAGTCCTTCAGATGTTCCAATCGATAATGATTCTGTAAAAGTGGGCTTCCAATCTTGTGCACCAAGTGGTTGTTGTCTTCTGGTTGCGTTGTAAATAGCTGTTAGTGCGCTTTGATCGTCTAAATTGTCTAGGGGATAGACCATTTTAGTGCCTGTTAGGTTAGAAAATCTATCCAGGTCAGTGTTTTTTTGTTCTCTGGCACTACTAAAAAAATCACTAAAAGATCCAAAATTTAATTCAGGAACATCTTCTTGAACTTTAAATTGTTTTAAAACATCTTCTGTAATTTTAAAATTAGGGTCTTTTGATTTTTTGCTAAAATAGTGATCAACAACTTCTGGCTTGTTTTTAAACACATCTCGTAAAAGAGCTTCTTCACTGCCTGGACCAAATCTTAAATCGTCTAATGCGTCTATTTCTTTCATGAAAAGATCAAAGTCAGAGTCTGCTGGAGTTGTTGGAACGCTTACGCTTGAACCGATGTCATCTATTGATTTTAAAAAATCTTCAAACTCTTTGTCGTCCATTGAGTCTGCTCCTTATTTTAAAAGGTCAAGATTAAGAGTGTCTTGTCCAGCCTGTAATAAGTTAGCGTTTATTTTTTCTATGACTTGTGTAAACTGCTCAACTGTTAATTCTCCGTTAAAAAATCTTCTTTGCGCTTCTTGAGCTTTAATTACAGTTTTAGCAAGAGCGTCATCGTCTGCAGCTGCACTTAATAAATCTCCGCTGTTCGCTAAAAGATTTGGCAATTCGCTTCCCTCAGCAAGTCTTAAAAGATCAGCAGCGTTGTCCGCCATCGTAATTTGGTTTGTAGGAACAGAACTAACAGGATCTAATCCTGCCATAACCATTAAATTATTATACTGACTTACAAAATTATCGTATTCTCCTCCACCTTCAAATATTTTCTTTTTAACATTATCTGGAAGTGTTCGTAATAATTCACTCATTATCGATAATTTTTGTTTTTTTAATTGAAATTGTTTTGTAGACTCTGTTGGTTCACCAGTTGCTAACGCTAAAGTATCCATAACTATTTTCGTGCCTTCTTCGCCCCATTCTTCAGGTTTATCAGGATCGATACCTTGTGCAATCAAACTTTTATTTATGAAAGTAAATGCATTAGGTTGTTTTTCTTTCATTAAATCCAACTGTTTAATAGCAAGATTGGTGGTTAGACCAGCAATGTTTTCAGCAGTGCTTCTATCTTGTTCCGCACTTAGTAAACCTAATTCTTTACTTTGTTCTTTCATTTTAAGAGCTGTTTCAGCTCTTTGAGCCTGCGATAACAAATCTAGTTCTTTTCTACGTGCCGCGTAATCAGCTGCGTCAGCTGATAAATTACCAATAAAAGTTGCAAACTGGCTTTGCCCTTCTGGAATTGGATCAGCAATTGTTCGACCAGCGGCTGTTCCAACCGTTGAAAGAGGCGAGCCTTGTGTTTTGCTGTAATCTACAGCCAAAGCTGGATCAGTGTAGTCAATTGCAAATTGACTAAAATCAGTTTTTGGCACATCTTTTAACATAAGTTCTGCTAATTGTTTAGTGGCGTCAATGTCTAAGCCACTACCCATAGAAAGACTAGGATTAACTATTCCTCCAACTTGTGTGTTAGCGGGTAAATTTATATTATGACCTGCATATCCGCCAGGCCCGTCAACCAAGCCTCGTTTAGGAGTTGTCACTTGCCCGCCAACTGCATACCCTTCTCTATATTCCAGCCCACTTGCAATACCCGTGCTACGGTGTTCGTGCTGTGGTTGTTTAAACATAGCGCGTTGTAAAACTTTACTCATAATTTACCCAAATAAATTGCCAATACTTCCAGCAGCAGCGATGCCTGTTAAAATAGGGTTAGGCTGTTGGAACTGTTGGAATGTTGGAGCGCCACGTAGGGCACTTGCAAACTGACCGAGTCCATAGAATGGTGTTTGATATGTGCCTAAGTTCTGTGCGCCTAAAATTTGTCGTTGTGCTTCGCCAAGGTCGAACAATTGTCCGACGTCACCAAATAATCCACCTTGTGCAACTTGTCCAAGACGGCCGTAAAGTTGTCCAATACCTGCTTGTGTCTTAGCAGCTTGTTGCGCTGCTTTTTGTGCGTCTTGTGCTGATCTAAATCTTAATCCACCGACTGCTTTTGCAAGAGCGTCTCCTTGTGCTCGTGCAAGTTCCGCATCCATTACTGCACCTCTTGTGCCTGATCCTGCAAAACTACCTGTTTGTATTTGTCTTTGTGCTTGCTGTGCTTGTTGTTGACCAAATAGACGATTAAGATCTGTAGTTGTTGCATCAACAACTTCTTGTGTATACGGATTCATGTATGCTTGTGCAGCATCTGGCCCTGTTGCACCCATTGCTGCTTGTAATGATTGTGCACCTGCTGTTAAAAATGGTTGATACGAGCCTAGTCCTGACTGTAATAATTGACCAGCGTCCAGCTGTTGTTGTGTTAAGTCTGGTGCGAGTTGTGCACCTGTTGGAATATTGGATTGTTGTATTAAAGATTTATAAGCGTCAATAACCCCACCTGGATCGGCGTATGCGCTTGCTATCGTTTCGTCAAATGTTGCCATTATGCCTGTGCCTCTAACCTGTTCATTAAATCGTACATTCTTTGTGCTCCTAAATCAACACTACCGCCGCCCGCTGCCCGTACAGCGTCAGCTGTCATTACAAATTCATTTTTCGATAGTCTAGCAGGCACATCATCTGCCCGTTCTTTGGCGCCGACAGGGATAAAGCCGCCTCCACGATAGTCCATTTCCATCGCTGGCTCACCACCATTTGCGAGCCCTATAATACCACCATCTTTTGCCTGTTGTCCACCCCTATACTGAAGGTTATAAAAGTCTGTCGGTCGATCACGGAACAAAGCAAAATCGCTTCTTTCTTTTTTAGCGCTTTGATTTTCTAAATATTGAAGAACAGCTGACACCGTGCCTCCAAGAGCAGATACAATAAGCTTGTTTTTAGGGTCAGTCATAAATTGATTAACAACTTCAAGTTTTTCTCCTATCCCCTCTGCTTTTTTAAAATTTTCAAAAAACTTAAATCTGCCAGCAGTTTCCGTGCCAGTTCCCGCCCCTGCTCCTGCAGAGGAAACACTAGGCCCAGAAACATCAGCTATTGTTGGTCTTGTTGATACCTCTGCTGCGGCCTGTGTGCCTGCATCAGTCGGTAAGTCTCCAAATACAGATCCTTCTCCTCTAAAAAACGATCCCTCTCCGGTAGATGTTAAACTGCCAGTTGGACCAAATAAAGGGTCGCCTGTAAATGGACTCGTAAATACATTTCCAGTTCCAGGTTGTGTAAAACCAAGTTGAGTTGGAGCTCCTCCTAAATACCGTGCACCTTGTCCAAGAGCATATGTTCCAATACCAGCTCTAACTGAACTACCAATACGACCTGTTTTATCAAAACTACCAAGTCCTGCCATGGTTGCAGCGAGCGCTGGGTTGAATGGAGCTACAAATGGAGCAGCTGTTACTGCAATTTCTGCTAATTCGTTTGGTACTGCTTTTCTAAATGCACTTTTAAGAGCACTGCCTATTCCAAATGCCATATTATTTTCCTATTTTCTCCAATCTATCGTATTTTGCGTCATTTTCAATCATTATTGTCCTCTGATCGGTGGGTTTCTTATCTCTAAAAACGATGCATACACATTAAATGGTTGCTCGTCTGGGGTAAAATTAAGACTATCGCCCGACTCCAACACAAAAGTTCTGTTGAAACCAGCTATCCCATTATTGGCCACAGCACCTTTGTCTATAATTTTTGTAGAACTGGCCGAACTGTCAGTAATTGTAAAAGAATTATTGCTTGCTGTGCCCCCAGATTGATTGCAAAATTGAACAAAATTAACAATTATTGTGCTGCCAGCTGGACAAGTAATAAAAGAATCAGCTGAGTCCGCTGTCGTTAATTGTTTACAAATTCCTCTGTACCTTTGCCTAACGCCAGCATCTAATTGAACATAGTGTAGATTAATATGTTGATCAGAAACATCTGTTTGCCATTTAAGCTCATCTTGTTCTTCAAGAATAATTGGCACATTTAATGCTGTTAAACCACCCGCAGAAATTGTAATGGCTTGAATAGCTCGTGCTGACGTGCTAATTGAGTTATCTTCCACTGCTAAAAAATTGTTGGAGTCGCTAGCATTTTCATTTTGAACTATTAAATTTTTAACAATTATTGTTTTTCCTGCAGGGCAACGCAAAAGTAATTGAGCGCTACCTGTTGTATCTATTTCAGTAACTACGTTTTTAAATTGTGCTGCCATTACGATGAATTTAAAAACCAAGAAAGTTGATCACTAACTGAGATAGAGTCTTCTTCATCAATCTTGTGTGACATTTTTAATAACTCTTGTTCGACAGCCGCAGCTAAACGATTTAAGTCAACATCTAGTTGATTTATTTGAGCCATCATTTGAGCGTTGTTTGCTGCTTCTGCTGTGCCTAACGCTCTATTAAACGCGTCCATAAAAGAGCTTGTTGTTGGCATTCTGTTAAATCTATTTCCAGCCACAGTTATTCCTTTAAATCTACAAATTTAAAATCGTCTGGCGGTAATTGTTTTGATTCTTTACCAGGACATGCCATGGTTGTACATGTTTTACCATCTTCAACAGTTTGTCCACAATGTTCACATTTAGTGCTCATGTGTTTCTCAATCCATCTGGTTGCATGTTAAATCGATGGTCGCCCATACGCCAAAAAGAACTGGTCGCATTGCTTGATACCACCATCGACACTTGTCGTCCACGTGCACGTATGGTCTGGTGTGTTGTGCCTGTGGCTGATGTAATTGTTTCTTCTGTTCGTTGTGTGCCGTTTGGATGATCTCTAAACTTTAGTGTGACTGTGACATCACCTACTTGATCATTGAAGTCAGGTATAAAATCACTGATATACATCATTTGTTCGCCGTCCGGCGGCAAGTCAATATCACCTGATGTTAGTGTGCACTCCATAGCCGAACCGTCGTCATCTGTGCCTGATTCGTGTTTAAATATTACAGAGCTGGATGCTGCAAGAGAACTTGCAAGCGGGTTATCATAGATACCGACCGGCGCCCAAGCTCCTCTGGCCAATGTGCCTACAGACCATGTGTTTTCTAAATAATTAAATATGACATAGTTTGTAATATCGTCTGATGCATCATTAGATCCTGTTGGATAGAACCACCAGACCTCGTTAAATTTAACATTGAGTGCTGCAAAACATTTTAGTTTTTGTTGTTTGGTAAGATTGTCAAACACATGTCGCTCCACTGTGCATGGTATGCTCTGCACTTGCCCACGATAAGCATAGAAACCATCATCGCCCATCCAATAAGCTGTGCCGTTATGTTCAACAACAGCGTTTGGTCCAACAAGTCCTGCGTTTTCCGCTAGTGTTTGAAAGGCATAAACATCTGGTTGTCCAACAAATGTCATAGAAAAAACAGTCGTGTCAGAAAACAATAAAATATTACCTTTGGTTCTAACCGCACCAAGAAGCAGGTTGCCGCCTTGTAATTCTACAGCACCTGCAAAGTTGTCGAGTGTTGCTGTAAAATCATTGTCTGTTTCCAAATCAGAAAAAGCCACACGCATTGGTGCATCGTTAGTGCCGTCGTGTGCACCATATAAAATAACTTGTCTTGATTGTTGGTTGACGATCACACCGTTGGCCGATGACGGTATACTGCTGCCCGATGCAGCTGTCACAGCAGCTGCGTTTGTGCTTGCATCACCTTGATATGCGCTCAAGTCTAATTTGTATAGTTTGCCACCTATCTTATTAACACAGATTAAATCTTCACCAAACGTGTCCATTGTCCAAATGCCAGCAAATGTAAATACACCAGAACTGACCGTTGTGTGTTGTGCACCTGCCGAATAGCTTGATCCAGGTGTAATGTCTACATAACTACCTGCACCATCATCGTATAAATATAAATGACTGTGTGTTCCTATACCGATGTATCGTTTGTTATTAGCCACTTGACCACGGAATGGAAGTAGTGTTCTAACAACACCGCTTGCAATCGTATCCGTATCGAGTTTTGCCCAACCACCTAGTTTTTCTGCACGACCTTTTAGAAAACGTATTTTGTTAGCGTCAACATACTTGCCCTCTTGTGAGTAGACTGTGTCATCCTTGAAGATACCAGGCTGTATTTGCATCTTTGATAAAGGCATTTAACTAATCCTTATCAAAGCTGTTGTTGCAGATGCCGATGGTAAAGATACGGTTAGCGTGCCTCCAGATACAGACTTGGTGCCACCAAAATCTAACACAGCGATCGCACGATTACTCGCTGATGAATTGTAGATAAGTGCCCCAGCAGCGTCAGATATAGTTGCGCTTGAAAAAGACACATCATCAAAGTCCACAAAAGCCACTGTGCCAGATGATGACACAGCAACGTTTGATATGGTTGCACCACCCGATGAGTAGTTGGTGCCGCTTGATTCGTTGGTTGTAGAAAAAGCAGTGGTCGTTGGCCCTAGCGTGGCGCTCGATGTATACAGGGCAAGTTTAAGTGTATGCCCATCAAGATCGTGTAGACCTTTCAGGAGTTCTTCTTTAAATGAATTGCATACCGCTTGTGTTATTGCCATATAATCTCCTATGCAGCACTGATCTCCGACCAAGATTCTGTGTTTGATGAAGCTGATATACTAGACCAAGACTCAGCATTTGCTGACGCCGATATATCAGCCCAAAACTCTCGACCTACATCTGGGCTGCCTCCAAATGATACTACACCAAAAGCCACCGCACCAAAAGCAGAAGTTTCAAACTCGGTCGCAATATCTGTGCCGATTGCCTCTAATACAAATACTGGTGACCAATTTTCTGTTGCCATTAGTTAATTTTTTCCTCTTCTTTTTCCTCTTCTTTTTTCAACTCTGCTAGCTCCATTTGAGTTGTAATCAAATCAGCTTGTAGCTTGGTGTTTAAATCCAAAGCATCGTTTCTTTGTTTCGTTAACAACGCGATGACGTTGTTGACGTATTTAGATTGTTTGTCGTTCATATTTCTTCCTTTCGTGGTTAATAATTATCCTCCTAATTTATCGTGCAAAGCTATTTGATGTGCTTTAAAACTGTCTTTAACATCATCAGTCCAAACAACATCGGCTACTGCTTTTATCTCTGCATCCTCAGAGGACATATCAGTGTCAACCCAGTTTTTAGAAGCATCTATGTGTCCAGATTCAAAAATTTTTCTAGAATGTTTTCTTGTTATCTCAGTTCCGTCTTCTTTGATAACAGTGTCAATTCTAACTTGAACATGCTTAAATGGGCCAACCACCTCTATTTTTGATATCTCTGTTTCTTTAGTTATTGCCATTGTTTTTCTCCTTTTAATTATGATGTATGATAACTTATACTTAGATTAATAGCCAGGTTAGAATCAAACTGTGCCAGTGCTGCGTTTGCTAATGCTGTTGTATCATGTCTATCAAAATACAATCTAGCTAAACCAGAATACACATTAATGCAAAAAAGATTTGAGTTTACGCTTGCACCTAAAATTTGCACTTCACCAGTTCCAGTGTCGGCATCCTCTGTTTGTGCGGCCTGTGCAAAAGGTAAATCTATATAACCGATGCCTGAGGCACTACTATAAGCGTTTACTTTAATTTGACCCATTATATGAACAAGTTTACCAACTTTAATATAATGTAGTGTATCGTTAGAAGTGTTTAAACCCCAACTACCACTTCCAGCGTAAGTTGTGGTAACTTGAAAATCACCTTCTTCATAGTCATCAAGTAAATTAGACGCTGTTTCAGAAGTTACTCCGAGATAAATACCATCACCCGATTGTGGAAAGTGTAATCCGTTTGCTGTTAATTTCAAAAGATCGTTGCCTCCAGCTTTAAAATGTATTTCATCATCAGTGTCTGCAGTGATTGATGTGTCTGCATCCGCGTCTAATATTAATTCTTGTCCATTAACATCTAATGTTCCAGGTGTAACTAAGTTACCAGATAGTTTTGCACTTGTAACAGACGCATCAGTCGGTGTCACCGTGCCGCCATTATCTGAACCTAGTAGTATGGCAAAGAAACTTGTGTTGGCAGCAGGTGCCGTTGTGAATGTTAGTGTGCTACCTGATACGGTGAAGTCTGTGCCTGGCTTTTGTATTACACCACCAAGAGATAGTAGTATTTGATTCACGTCACCGACGCTCACATTGGTCGAGTTGACCTGCATCGTGTGCGTGGTATCAGAACCGTCGAACCCTGATGAAATGTCATCGAGTTGTCTGAATGCTCCTGTGCGTAAATCTCTTCCTATGTATGCCATTAATCGGCCTCCTCTATTGTGTTACCGTCTATCTTCTCCCACTCAAGAACGTTTTGATAGTCTGAGTTATCTTCGTTAAGTGGCACAAATTGCACAATGTCATTATCTGTAACAACTTTATAACCGTTATGTTTATCTTGAATGTCCAATGTTTTTTTTACTGATTTATACATAATTATCCTATCTCCGCACTTGCTTCATATTGAAATTCGTATGTTTCGTCAGCTGCTCCCGCATCAGTCATAGTAAAGTATCTACCTATACTTGTTTCAGATGTATTTCCTATTGAGGAAATTGTTTTATCAGCACCAGAGCTGTAGTTGTTTATTTCTCCAGAGGCGCCACCATCTGAAGTATAAAAAGTCATGGTTGGAGCGGCCCTTTTTCTAACGCTGAATCTACTATCAAGTATTTTAATTCTTGTTGTTGTTCCTTCGTTTAACAACTCAGCAAGGTGAGTGCCTTCATAAGTAGTCGATGTTCCAGGAACAACAGATAAGTTATAACTTTTTTCATAGTATCTTTGACATCTTTGTAATTGAACACTGTGAGGTAAATGTTCAAAGTCTGATGCTGCATCTCCAACTTCTAATTGAACTCCTGTTATATATAAATTGTTACTCGTGCTGCTGTAAAAATTTACAAAGGTAATGTCTGAGTCTGCAAAATAAGCTGAGCTTGTCCATGTTGGAGTTCCGCTTTGACTACCTGTGTAGTTACTGCCCCAAGCAAGTCCCCAAAATATTTGAAAACCTCTTCCGTTATCATTATTTATTGCACCACCACTTGCAGTTATAAGTGAGGTAGAACCCTCTGTGGGAGTCCAAGTAATTGTTTTTTTCTCCCAAGTGTTGGCACTTGATATGCTGTAACTTAACGGCAAATAATAAACAGTGTTATCATCTTTTTTTGCAGTGAGTGGAAAGTTACCCGTTAGGTTTGATTTTACCCAAAAAGAAAGAGTTAAAGTTTTAGCAGCGCTTGTGCCATATAAAAATCTACGACAGTCCTGAGCTTCAATATTATAAAAAAAATAAGACCTTTGCCCAGCCGCAATAGAGGTGTCTGCTGTTGTGCAATTTAATTCTAATGCTCTAGCTTGACCTGTAGTTGCTTGGTCTGCAACTGACAAATTATCAAGCTCAGAAGTTGCTGCTCCATCTGTGCCTTCTGAAAAACCAAAACGATCCACTGTTTGATAACCAGAACCTAATGTGGTAGCAGAAGTTGTTCTTTGAAAAATTTGCATGTCACCGTTAATAATTACATTTTTAGAACCTCCACCTACTCCCTCTACAAATGGTGCTTCTACTTTTGTCTGGCTCATATTATATCCTTATATACCTTCGTTATCTTTAAATGTTTTCCAAGCTGCTTTTACATCGTCTGTCCACACAGTGTTACAAATGGCTTTTACATCCGCGTGTTCATTAGTTATATCAGCGTCTGGTGCTAAAACATGTCTGTGATATTTTCTAGAAAGCTCTACATCATCCTCTTTGACTATGGTGTCGGTTCTCACTTGAACGTGTTTGTAAGTTCCCACAACTTCTATTTTTGCTATTTCTGTTTCTTTTGTTAATGCCATTTTTTCCTCCTTTAATATTATGCCACCCTATACGTGGCTGTAAAAATAAGTTGTCCGTTTCCTGTTAGTTCACCAACTGTCATTGATGAAGTGCCTGTAGCAACATCAAACATTGTTAATTGAATTTGATTTGTGCCTGAATTAACATATCCACTTGCAGCATGACCAGCTGTGATACTCGCAGAGTCAAGATAACCGATTGTTATTGCTTGGTAGCCAACATTACCAGAGACCGCAACATAGGGTAATCCATCAACTAAAACTGAATCACTATCAGTTAAACCTTCAGAAGAGCCAACTAAATATGCTTTCACAGTAACAATATTACCTATTCTGGTATAATTACCTGTTTGATAACTACTGTTCATAGAAAAGTGACCAGCAGAACTTCTAAAAGTTCCTGTCCATGTGCCTTCTTCGTAATCATCCAATAACTCTGATGCCATGCCACTAGCATCTGCATAAGTGCCTCCCGCTGCTGATGCAAAACTTATGCCGTGTCCACTGGCAACACTTAAATCACCGTCTGATAGTGTCAGCCCATTATTAAGTGTGGCAGCACCTGCATCAGACATGTCGAGAGTGAGAGCTGTAACAGCAGAACCTCCATCGTTACCTTTGAATAATATATCTTTATCCTGAACACCTTGCGTAATAACTGCATCACTTGATGAATTAGTTATATTTAAAATATCTGCGTCACCAACTTTAATATCTATCTGATCATCGGTGTCCGCGCTTATTGTTGTATCGGCATCTTCATCGAGAATCAGTTTGTCTGATGCACCGTTGAGATCTAACTCAGAAGCACCACCGATGGGCAGTGGACCGCCCATGTGTATTGCATAGATTACATCACCATCAGCCACAGCTGTGCCAACGATTGTTAGTGTTGTGCCTGATACAGTAAAGTTGGTTGTAGGTTTTTGTATAACGTTGTTGATGACAACGATTAGTGTGTCTTCGGAGAACGGCTCTTTGCTGAGTGTAAAAGTCGTGGCGCTACCATCGCCAGTAAAACTGTCGGTAGTAAAACCTTGAAAAGTATCAGCTGGTAAACCTTGTCCGATGTAACTCATAAATTACCCTAGTTTATTAGCTATTAAATGTGCTTTCCAAGCTGCTTTAACAGAATCAGTCCACACAAGATTTGCAATGCCTTTAACTTCATCCGACTCTGATGATATATCAGTGTCAACTAAATTATCACTAGCATCTAGTTTGCCACAATTTAAAACATAACGATTAGTGTAAGATTTGCTTATTACAACATCGTCTTCTTTAATAGTTGTAAGTTCTCTAACTTGAATATGTTTAAAATCACTTACTATTTCTATTTTATCTTGTTTTACTTCTTTTGTTATTGCCATTGTTTCCTCCTTTATTATGCTATGTATGATCCCTGTATATATAATTGACCTGAGCTGCTTGGTTGACCAATTCCACCTCCAGCGTTATCTTTAGATGCTTGCATACCAGCTGTTGAGGCACCTTCACTTGTTAAAAAATATGGTGCGGTAGCATCGTTGGTAAAATCAACATTGTATGTCCCTACGCCTATAATGCACCTGCCTTGTTGGTCTGTCAAATTTCCCACCGTAAAAGGCAAAGTCATCGTTAAACCTCCAGATCCCCAACTTCCTGAAAAACTGCTAATAACTATAACGCCTTGAATAGAAACTCTTCTACCAACTTTTGTGTAAGCTAGTGTGTCATAAGATGAATTTAAAGCTATGCTTGTCACATCCCCAGCACTATCTGTTAAAGTTGGTGTATACGAACCCTCTTCATAATCGTCAAATAATTCAGATGCCATGGTGGTTCCATCTGAAGTAGATGCAAAACTTATACCATGCCCATCAGCCAGTGTTATGTCACCATCGGCAACATTTAAGCCTGAATTTAAAACTATACCATTAGTTGGAATCGTAGCTGCCATCTTACGTAATCTCCATAAAAGACAACGCCGCATCTATTGATGATGCTGTGTCTGATGTAATCTTTAATACATCTCCTGCTTCCATAACCACTTTACTGCCTGAAAGTATCTCCAAAGAACCTCCCGCAGGTATTGGTGCATTTGTTACTAATTCAACGTTGTCGTTGTTAAAATCACTGCCTGCACCATCATCATGATCTGTGTTACTTTCTAAAGTAACAGTTGCATTGATCGCTGAACCTGTCACGTTTCCTAGAATTAAACCAAGTATAATCGTAGTTGTGCTTGACCCTACGGTGTATAAAGTTACAGCACTGGTGCCTACCGCGTCCGCTGTATGTAATCTAAAAGTATTAGCCATTTATCTCTCCTTATCCTAGTGCAATAGCCAAAGCTGTTACGTCGCTTGAAGCTGCAAACTGCTCGCTAAGCACGCTGACGTCCATTCTTTTAATGGTTCCGCCATCACTTATTAATAACTCATCTGTCGTCGCAAGTCCAGATGTTAGAGCCGTTTGCCCTGATATTATGTTGTCATTCAACATTCCTGATTCTATGGCATCATTAGCGATTGTAAGCGCTCCAGCATCGCTTGCCGTAGCATCGCCTGACATGGCAGAATATATATATTTTTTGACTCTAGTTAAATCCGATCTTCTGTTTGTGCCGCCACCACCATCATCCACAATAATTTCATCAGCATCTACTAGATCAGCTCCAATATCTGTGCCGCCATCAATATCTAAATCATCTATCGCAATGCTACCATCAGGAAACACAGGTGCCTGTGTGAAAGTGACAACACCATTTGATGCGATAGCAATAGCGTCAGCGTCAGAAGCAGAACCAATTTGTCCTCCATCTGCGATTCTTATGTCATGGTTCAATACCAGTGTTCCAGCGTCTGACATGTCAAATGTAGCAGCTGTGATTGCAGAGCCACCATCATCACCTTTGATAATTAAATCTTTGTCTTGTGTGCTGACCGTTAAGACGGCATCAGTTGAACTGTTGCTAATATCAAGAACAGATGTACCACCATCCTTAAATGTTATATTTGCTCCATCTGCATCAAGTATAATATCACCTGCAACATCAACAGTTAGATCACCTGACGATAAATCAATCTCCGTGCCATCAATTGTAATGTTATCAACAGTAACACCACCATCTGCATCAAGAGATGTAGCACTGATTGCGCCAAAAGCAACATCGCCAGCACTGCCACTAAATACTTCAGAGGAGTTACTGGCATCTGCAATAAATGTAAATTTGCTTGCACTATCATCGTAACCAAAGAAACCAACCTTGGCCGCTGAACCATTGTGATATCTAAACTCAATACCTCTGTCTTTGTTATCATCAGATCCAGGAGCTGTATCGCCACCCAGTGTAAAGATAGGATCATCAATAGTAACAGTCGTGCTGTTGACCGTTGTCGTTGTACCATTGACTGTAAGATCACCACCAACGACCACTGCGCCATTGAATGTTGCCTTACCAGCGAGAGCCATATCAATATCAAGAGCTGTAATGGCAGACGATCCGTCTGTTCCTTTGATTGCAAAGTTTTTATCAGCAACACTTACTGTGAATTCAACGTCACTAGAATTGTTTGCAATATCTAAAATAGATGTGCCGCCATCTTTAAATATTATGTTAGCACCGTCGGCATCAAGTATAATGTCAGCGCCTGCGTCCAATGTAATGTCACTAGAGTTATCTATCTCTGCAATGACCGGAGTTGTTAATGTTTTATTTGTGAGTGTGTCTGTAGTTGCTCTACCAACAAGGGTGTCGGCTGATGCAGGAAGAACAACTGTTACGTTTCCAGAATAAGCAGAGTGTGGTGCCGCTTGTAATTGTGTGTAGTGGGCGTTAGATGACTCACAATAAAATCTAATATAAGACTCAGCACCACTGTTTTTAATAGAGATGGCACCAGACTGCATATCGATACCATTGGAACCGTCTACTCGAACGACACCTGTGCCGTTAGGTGTTAGTGTAATATTACCGTTTGATACGGAGACAATGTCCTCACCGTTTACATCCAGTGATCCGCCAAGTTGTGGAGTTGTGTCCTCAACAACATTTGATATTGCTGCACCAGATACGGCAAGACCAGATACAATTGTGCTTCTTGTAATTTTTTTAAGTCCGCCACCTGATGTGTCAACAGCTAAGAATACATCATCGTTTGCAACTGTTGATATTTCAGATAGACCACCAACAGCAATAGAGTTAAAGTTTGTGCCATCTGCTATAAGTAAATTACCGGCTGTGTTTGTTCCCATGGTAATATCATCACCTGATACTGTTAGATCACCAGTCACTACAACATCGCCGCTAAACGTGGCTTTACCAGCCAGCGCCATATCGATGTCTAAAGCTGTTATGGCTGAAGAACCATCTGTTCCCTTAATCGCAAAGTTTTTATCTGCTGTGCTGACAGTAAGTTCGACGTCAGTAGAACTGTTCGCTATGTCAAGTATCGATGTGCCGCCGTCTTTAAAGGTAACGTTACCGCCATCTGCATCTAAAATAATGTCTCCAGCCACATCAACAGTTAGATCGCCAGAAGACAAATCAATCTCTGTGCCGTCAATTGTAATATTGTCAACAACCACACCGGCGTTTGCTGTAACAACACCTGAAACACCAAGAGTGCTTGCCATATCAACAGCGCCATCAATATCGACTACATCTAAATTAGCTGTGCCATCAACATCCACATCACCTGAAATATCAAGCTCAGTTGCAACTATTTTATCGTTAAATGTTGCAGCTCCTGCAGCTGACATGTCTAAAGTTAAAGCAGTTATTGTTGATCCGCCATCGTTACCTTTAACAATAAAATCTTTGTCAGATACTTTTGTTTCCAAAATAACATCACTTGATGAGTTGTGTATACGCATCATCTCTGTGCCATCATCTTCATAGACAACACCACTACCAGCTGTGCCAGCGTCAAGTGTAATACCACCAGCAGATTCTAAATTTATTGAGTCAACAGCTGTGCCATCAGAAACTAAATCTAAATCTCCATCAGCATTTGAATGTATAAATGTTCCTGTATCATTAAATGTTAGTTTGTTTGTAGAGTTTAGTGTAAGCCCTGTACCATCTGTGTGTGTTAAAGTGGTGTCAGAGTCTGCACCAAACTTTAATACTGCAGAGTCTGATCCAAGTATAAGATCGTCTGGGAGTGTGACATCAGCGTTGTTATCTTCAAACACAGCTTTGCTTGCTGGCTGTGTACAAAATACATCCTTTGTGCCTGCACTAAAACTTACTGCGCTGTTGCTGTTAGAGCTTGATAAAATAGTTGTTCTTGAAAGTGTGTCTGTTGATGCATCAGTGACTGTGCCAATACCTATTTCAAACTCTGCTGCTGTTCTGTGAACGATTGCGTAATAAGTTACGTTACCATCACCAATACCAGATACAAAAGTTCTAAAACCAGATACAGCACCAGCTAAATCAAGGGTGCCTGTCCCTGTGGTTGTCGTTGTTTCTCTTACTCTGTCCGCTACTGCAAATGCCATAATTAACTCGTAAAGCTGTTTGTCCGTCTAATCGCAAGTTCTTGATTAACACTCGCCACTGCCTCTTGATATCTTTTTTCATATAACTGAAGCATCTGAGGGTTTTTATCATAAACCGCAGCCTCTATCAATGAACCATACAATAAAGCATCGTATGCGTTGTCTGTTAACCAGTTTGTTGTGTTGCTGCCTGATAAAGAACTAAACCTTGTTCTATAGTTTATTTCAACTGTAAGAGCAGCACTTGGTGTTGGAGCAATAATATAAAAATCATTGTCCCAGTCTGCATAATATTTTGGCGTGCTTGTGCTTGTTCGTGTGGGCCAGTATTCGTTTATGTATCCAACGTCTCTGTATTCCAATGCTGTCCTGGCCGAGGCTGAGGACAGCACTTGAAAAGAAATGATCGTGATTAGATCAGTCGGTTTCGTCACAAAGGCGTCACCAATAGTTAATGTAGCGTTTTGATGTTTGTATAGTTCAGGAACATTTATCAG